AAGCATTCCCCGCTCGCTCTTATATAACCGCATTCCGTGATTTATAAAAGCGAATTTATACATCATTGACCAGCGCACAGTTTTTCCGTATTATCCGCCGCTTGGTGCTCCTTACCAAAACAACCTTGGGTGGCTTCGGTCACCCATTTTTATTTGGTTTCTCGCAAATGGTAGTTAGGGAACAGCGCAACAAAGACAGCGCGGCGCAGGGGCCAATCCCTAACAACGACTCCCTTCACATCGTGGGTCACTAACATTCCGTTTTCGATATATTCAAAATCAGACTTGTAACCCACCCGCCTACCATTGGGATGTTTAAGCTGCTTGCCATTTATCACAAACCAGTATTGCGGGTGGATCGTCAGATCACTTATCTCACCAGCCGCTTGCAATATGTGAAGCTCATTGCAACACAGGGCTTCACGCTTGCTATCATGCGTGTGACCAGCGCCACATTGTACTTTGACAGCGCGGTATTTGCCGAATCGCTTCATGATCAATCAACTGCCCTGGCTGCAATTATGCGCTCGAGTGCATGAAACGCTGCCAGGTATGCGCCTAGCATTGGTTCGCTGCGTTTGTTCTTCCAGTTAGACAGCGTGACTCTAGTAATGCCAGCTTCGTTGGCGATCTCATAAGCCTTGATATTGTGATGCTTTGCCACAGCGTAAAGCTCTGCAATTGCGTGTGCGGTATAGTCCATTTAACTTTTCTTTCGATTTGCGATAAAAAACGCTTTTAATTCCCGTTCATGATGTTTACAAGGTATTTACAAAATAAAAAGGAAGCAACCATGCCGAAAGAAAAATGCACAGTTTGTGGTCACACCATGACCGACACATTTGAATGCTTGCCATGCGACTTTGTTGAGATGGCAATCAATGCTGGCGCTTGCCATGCAAACTATGGCGAACACCTAGCCGAACTTATTGGTGACGTTATGACGATTCGGAATTGGTCAGCAGAACCGATCCGCTTTAAATATCCACGTTTTGCATAAGGAGAATATCAATGCCAGTTCACAAAAAACTTAATGAAGCACGGATTGCTTTTCACGAATTGCCGCTCAAGAAGTCCGGCCAGAACACTTTCGCTGGATATAAATATTTTGAGCTTGGCGACTTCCTCGTTCCAGCCCTGCGAATCTTTAACGATGTTGGGCTTTGCGCGGTTATCAGCTTTGCTGAAAAGTTCGCTTCTATGAGCATCGTCGATGTAGAGGATGGCTCACAGATTATCATCCACAGCCCAATGGGTTCAGCCAATCTTAAAGGCTGTCACGAGATTCAGAACATTGGCGCTTGCGAGACATACAGCACCCGCTACCTCTGGACAGCAGCCCTTTGCATTGTCGAGCATGACGCACTGGATGCTACCACAGGCAAAAGCGAACCAGCGCCTCGCATTAAGTTTATCAGCGATAAGCAGTTTGCGGAATTGCAAGCCTTGGTAGACGAAACAAACACCGACCTGGCTTTGCTCTGCAAGCATTACAAAATCAACGCACTCAAAGAATTGCAGGACAGCCGCTTCGATGCTGTCAAGGCTGCATTAGAAAAGAAGCTGGCATGACAGACGCAGCTATTATCCAACGCAGCCCAGAATGGTTTGCAGCACGTTGTGGGAGCCTTGGCGCTTCCCAACTGGCAGACGCTCTAGCCAAGACCAAATCAGGCTGGGGAGCATCTCGCTCTAACTTGCAAGCCAAGCTTGTGATCGAACGGCTTACAGGTCGCCAAGAGGAAAGCTTTAGCAGCGCCGCTATGATTTGGGGCGTTGAGAAAGAGGAAGAAGCCAGAACCGCCTATAGCTTCGTTACAGGCAATGATGTGCTTGAGGTAGGGCTATATAAGCATCCGACCATTATAGGCTCCCACGCCAGCCCTGACGGGCTTGTAGGGGATGATGGGTGCATAGAGATTAAGTGCCCAAACAGTAGCACACACATAGAAGTGCTCAAAAACAATCAAATCGCACACAAATATATACTCCAAATGCAATGGCAGATGGCTTGCGCTGATAGGCAGTGGTGCGATTTTGTGAGCTTTGATCCACGGATGCCAGACAATCTATCGCTCTACATCCAGCGGATTGAACGTGACAACGATATGCTTGCAATTCTGGAATCAGAGGTTGCCGAATTCCTTGTAGAAGTTGACGTAGACGTAAAAGCGTTATTAGATTTGGGAGCATCAAAATGACACAGAACGAAAGAATATACGATCATCTGTTAGCTGTCGGGCCAATCCGTCCAATGGTAGCATTGCATGAGCTAGGGGTTTACCGCTTGGCATCGAGGATTAATGATCTGCGAAAGGCTGGGCATAAGATTAAAACCAAAAAGGTTGAGGTTGTAAATCGCTGGGGTGAATCATCTTACATCGCTGAATATAGTTTGGTGCTTGAAGATGCTGCCTAATCGCATTGCCAAGAAGCCAAAGCGTTCATCGCGCTGGCGATCACAGGGGCACTTAAACTTCATTCGATCATTCCATTGCGCCAGAGATGGTTGCCAGGGGATGCCAATTGAATGCGCCCATGTTCGTAATGGTAGCGGTGCAGGGATGGGACAAAAGCCAGATGATTGGCGAGTAGTCCCATTATGCCGCGAACATCACGGCCAGCAGCATACAGTTGGTGAGCAGACGTTCTGGAAGGGCATCGACGTAGAAGCCCTGATAGAAGCGTTCTGCAAAGCCAGCCCAAAAGCGCGTGAGATTAAAGAGGCTCAAAACCAATGACGCAAACTGTTTGGCTTCGTGGTGAGCATCAAAGAAGGTTGGCGCACCAGCTAATTGACAAAGCGCCAATCAATGCGGTGGTCAAAATATCGCCTGAACAAAGGTCACTGGATCAGAACAATAAAATGTGGGCCATGATCTCAGACGTTAGCAGACAGAAGCCAGAGGGCCGCACTCATGTTCCAGAGGTATGGAAAGCAATCTTTATGGCTGCTTGTGGACATGAAGTGCAGTTTGAAAACGGCTTGGACAATAAGCCATTCCCAATAGGCTTTAGGTCATCGAACCTAAGCAAAACACAAATGGCTGATTTAATTGAATATATGTATTTTTATGGAAGCAAACACGATATAAAATGGAGTGAAGAATATGAGTGATACGAATGATGATATGCTGCGCCTGCTGATCGAGCGCATAGAACGCCAGGAAGAAGAAAAGAAAACTATCTCTGACAGCATCAGGGAGATTTACAGCGAGGCAAAGTCTCACGGATACGATGTTAAAATCCTTCGCGCTGTGATCCGCCTTCGCAAGATGGAAAAGAACGAACGAGCAGAATACGAAGTCCTGCTTGAAACATATATGAACGCATTGGGAGGTTAAGCCATGACACAGCAAGTTATAATATCAGGCAACGTAGGCAAGGATGCAGAGCTTCGCACAGTGCGCGATAGCCAAGTTCTCAGCTTTAATGTTGGCGTAAAGAACGGATTCGGCAAAGATGCTGGCAGCGTTTGGTATCGTTGCAGTTTGTGGGGAAAAGCGGCTGAATCATTCTCTGGCAGTCTAAAGAAGGGAACCAAGGTGTTTATTATTGGTGACCTTATCCATGATGAATACGAAGGCAAGCCACAGTTTAATGTGCGGGTTGGCAGCATCGACACTGCTCCACGATCTGAAGCTGGTGCAAGCAACACGCAATCCAGTGTGCCTAGCCAGAACCAGCACACTTCATACGATGATGATCTGGATTCAGACGTTCCATTTTGAGGATGCAGCCATGTCTATTAAAACTCGCAACGAACTGCCGATACGATCCAGAAACATTCTTCCACCTTCTGAATATATGGAAGCCAAGCATAAGCAGAGCAATGCACGGATTGCCGAAAGCAGCCGAAAGCTACTAAAGGCACAGCTTCAAGCTGGTCAGCATATGCTTACAAATGAATCATTTGTCGGCATAGCTAAGAAATATGGCTGGCAATACGCGCTTCTACAACATTCCTGGCTGTAAGAGATGGCGGGTGGCAATGCGCTTCCCGCCATTATTTTTACATAATATGAAAAAAACGCTTTACACATGAAAAAGCCCTTTTTATAAGAGGGCATCAGCAACAGGGGCGATGCCCCGCCTTTACGGAGTAAGACGATGAAATATACCCAAGAATTTCTAAATGGCTGGTATGCAGCACAGTCCGACGATTTTGACGGCCACTGGAAGCGCACCACATTCCCATCATATCGCACAGCCCAGTTTGCCGATGGCTATCGCTCGTTTTGGGATAACCAAGCCACTGAGATTGACACCGCCGAAGTTGAATGCATCGCTGATTATGATGCGCGGGTGGCATCATGAGCGCGAACATCAACGAACTAGCCCAAGCTGCGATTGACGCGCTGGTAGCTATTAATGCCATCCACAAGGATTGGCTTGAGCAATTAAAGCTTAAAAGCGGCCACGGCCAATATATTAGCACTCGCCCAGAGATTGCAGAACATCTGCACATGGAGCTACTTGAGGTCATTACAGACTTTGATTGCGATCCAATGGGAACGCTGGAAGAATTTAAACTGCATAGCATGGACGAGCCAGATGATTATGATGGCGGACGCTTTGATTATCTAACGTCAAGGGGAGTTTGACATGAAGAAAATATCACCAGTTCAATTTTGGCTGACCGCAATATGGTTGGTTTTGGTTGTTATTATGTTTGCAACGGAGAGGACATTTTAAGATGACATTGATCGAACTTAGAAACATCGTCGCGGATCATGTTCAAATGATGCACGGCAA